CTGTTCGTATTGATTAGCCATGTTTTTACCCGTTCAATAAACCGTAGTTGACCATTTTGTAACCACTTGGGTGCATCAAAACGGCTTTAGGCATGACTTTTTCAACCTCATCAGCCATTACGCCTTGTTGACGCTCACCCAAAATGTCGTATTCATAAATACCGATGCCAAGTTTGTGAGTGCCAATACGCTCAATGTTTGATTTCAGTCGGCGGTCAGAAAGTGCCGCACCCGCAAGGCCAAACAACCCGCTTGTTGTCGCATTAGCACCCGATTGTTGAATGCCATAATTTTGCATATTAGCAGCGCCTTGTGCTTGTGCGCCCGCAAATACGGGGGCGGGGGCAATACTTGTTGGGTTGTAGCCTTGGAATTGAGGCAATTGCAATTGCGAGCCACTCATCAAACCCGTGATTTCATTTAAAGGTTGATTGCGCAAAGCAAGTTGGGTTTGCAAACTTTGATTAGCCGCATTATTACCAAACTGCGCACTACCAAGATTTTGGTTGTATTGTTGAAGTTGCGCGGCATTAGCCAATTGTTGCTGTTGCGCTGCCGCATTTTGATTTTGCTGAACCGCCGCATTTGCCGCATTAGATGAGGCCATGCCTTGACCGTAATTTTGCCCAATAGCCGCGTTTGCGGCATTTTGCGCCGCTAAACCTTGACCAAAGTTTTGCCCAACGGCTTGATTTGCCAATTGTTGCGCACTTAAACCTTGCCCATAATTTTGAGCAATAGCTTGGTTTGCCAATTGTTGTGCATTTACACTTTGCCCATAATTTTGGGCAATTGCTTGGTTTTGTGCTTGTTGGTTTTGTAAATTAGCGCCAAAACTTGCCAATTGAGCTTGATTGCCAAATTGACCCGATTGCAACTGTTGATTGAAACCTTGGCCTTGAGCCGCATTTTGTGCTTGTTGAGCCGCTAAAGCATTGCTAAAGTTTTGTTGCGTTCCAACATTTCCATATTGACCCGAGGCCAAGGCTTGATTAAAACCTTGTTGATTTGCCGCCGTATCTAAGTTAATTCCTTGCAAAGCCGCTTGGGTCAACAAATCATTTTGTTGTTGGTTTTGATCTAGCATGGCATTTTTATACGCTTCACCGCCCGCGACTAAGCCTTGATTTGCCAAGGTTTGAGCATTAAACTTTTGTTGACGCTCTAATTGGGGGGCAAGCCGAGACATGATTGCCGCTTGTCCCGTAGTGCCCGCATTAACGGGCATTTGCGCAACATTACGCAAATCTAATTGGTTGTTTGAACGATAATTATTGGCATTTAAATCTTGATTGATTTGACCAATATTACCAAGGGATTGTTGCAAATTTACGCCTTGCACCCCGCCTTGTGCCGTTCCATATTGGGAGGGATTTATACCGCCCGCCAAACCATATTGAGAAGCATTGATACCGCCCGCCAAACCATATTGATTTGCCGCGACATCGCCTTTGGCTAATCCATATTTGTCCGCACCAATTGAGGAAGCCGAACCATAACTAGCCAAATCGGGTGCGCCTTGTATTTTCCCAGAATCGGCAAGTGATGTAGTAACGGCGGGGCCTGTATATTGGAACGGTTTACTAATAATGTCCGTTGCGGTTGAAAGACCTTTTTCACCAAGTCCCGCTAAACCTTGTTGAACTCGTTGTTGCGCTTCCAACGTGGCTTGTGCCGTTGGTGTCAAAGTTTGGTTAATCGTTGGTTGACCAGTAACGGCATCAAAAGTGACGGTTTGACCACCCAACGGGCCATTGACATTGGGATTGTTTAAATAGCCTTGTTGAAGCGCCGTTTCTTTATTTGCTTGGCCTTGCGCCGTAGCAGCCGCCGCATAATCAGGGGTTGCGGGCGCGGATGGTGATGGGCATAAGAAAGCCATGTTTATTCCTTAAATTCGTATGTTTCGCCTGATGGCTCATAGTTTGCTCTTTCAAGCAAAACGCTCAAATCTTGAGTTTTCTTGTGACTAATCATAATTTGACCAACACCATTAATTTTGAGCATTTGCCCCGCTAATTTAAGTAGTTTGCAAATTCCAAGACCGCCTCGGTGATCGGGTAGCACATAGTAGAAAACATCTAGCGCTTGCATTGCGCCATAAAAAGGTGATCTAAACACCATAAATCCCGCATGACCCGCCAATTCACCCGTTTCGGTGCGCAAGGTAAAGTATGCAAAATTGCCCGTTCTTTCCAGTTCAATCATGCCGCCCAAATCGCTTTTCAAGTTGGCATTACCGTAAAGTTCAGACCAATGTTTGCCAATAAGCACAACGGCCTCGGCTGAAACATCTGCAAATTTTTCCATTTTTGCGTTCATATGCCCGCCCATCCTTGTTGGAACACCACATCGGTTGAGGCCCACTCAATTTGCAAGCCTTGTGAAGCCGATTTTAGTTGAATCCCCGCACAATAGCCAATACCCGTCACGCCTTGCCAATTGTTTGTGATAACGGGGCCGCTTGCCCATAATGCGTTATCCCAAAGGGATGTGTCCCACGAGCCATAAGTGCTTGGACTAAAGTTTAAACTCCCCGTGGTATCCGATACATCAAAGTCAACATTGATGCCAACCAAAATTGATGGGCTGCCATCCGTAAAAATAGACGGTCTTGCCCTTGTAAAGTATTTCTTTACACCACGGGTTTCGTAATAATTAAACGCTTGCAAAGAAACCGCATTGATGTCATTTACATCATCGGCATAACCATCCCAAGCTAAAGCAACAAAGCCATTGCCACCAAAGTAGGGATTATCGTTAAATGTCTCCCAACAATTAGCCGACCAACCCGTAAACCTTGTCCATGACTTTGTAATGGTGTTCATCACAAATTGCTCTTGTACGCCAAGGCCAACGGGCACATTGATCCACAAAGCATTATTTTTGGCGTGATAAAGCAAAGCCCAACCAAATGAGTTTTGGTATAGCGTTGTTGCCTCGGTAATAGCGCCTTGAATCTTGTCCGATAGGTTTACCCTTGGGTCAAGTCGGCTTGATTGCAACGCGGAGGCCAATGGCAACAAGCCGTCTAAACTTAAAACCAATAGGTCGCCACCATACTTGTACAAACAACGCTTGGAAACGGGCGCGCCTAGCTTCCAAACGCCCGTTAAAGCCCAAGTGCTTGCGGATGAGGGGTCTGTGCCTCGGTAAACAATAATCTCGCCCTGAGACGTCACAAACACAAGGTTATCGTCAACCCCGTAGCCCGCATCAATTGTCCAAGCACTAAGGGAAACAATATAACCGCCCATTCGGGCAATGGAACTCAAGTCTAAAACCTCGGCAGCACCGCCAACCGAGTTGGTTGGCAAATACCATGCTTTTAGGCTTTCTTTCTCAATAAACCAAACACGATTTTTAAACAACGTGACATTGTTAAATTTGTTTGTAGTTATGCCCGTAATTGCAATTGGTGAACTTGATGCGTTAATGCTTGACCATGTTGTGCCGTTGTAAAGCAAAGGGTCATCAACGCCATTGCAAGCGTAGAGAAAACTCCCGCCCGCAGTGGTGACGTTGATATGCTCAAAACGGCTATTGGTTAAGCCCGTTCGTTCGGCAGCGCCAACCGCGCCTTGGGTTGTACAGTTGTAAATTGAGCCATTGGCAATCCCAAACAACTTGCTCACAGAACCCGTCTCATACGCCATTAGCGTTTCAACTTGTCCCGAAATACCCGTTGACCACTTGGTATATCCACCGCGCAAGTTCACACTTGAAACGGTTGGGAAAAAGTTGGTCATTGTCACCGCATCGGTTGGCGACATATTTGCCAACGAATCGCGCACATTCCAACCGCCAACGGGCGCGGGAATACTTGCTACGTTAGCGGCAGTTCTTTGAGCAATTTTTGGCATTAAGGTGATGCCCCATAACCGCTATCGGGAATGTTGTCATAGCCCACCAAAATTGTTCCTGGCCTTGGCGCAAACGACAAATTAGCCGCAGACATATCCAAAGCAATAGCCGCTTCCATTTCTTCCAAATAGTTGCGATACATTGCCGTTGTGTCAAAACCTTTAGCCTCAAAATATTTGAGTTTTGTTGAAAGAACAACCAAACGGTCGGGGTAAATGCAAGTATCCGTATCAACGGTAAACGATGTCTTTGGAATATCCGTTGCACTATTTGCCCAAGAGTTTGAACGGTATTCGTAACCCAAGAACTCAGCATTAGAAAAGCCAGGCCATATTTGGAAATACTTGCTAAACAAGCGCCATCGAATCCGAGGGCCTGTAGCTATGTAACCCGACAATAACCATTCCCATTGTTGGGCATCTTCGGGGCCGAGCATCTCCCAATGTTTGTCTTTATCCCACATTGTCCTTGGAATGATGGCCTCATAGTCGCTTGGAAACGCATACTTCATCTTTTGAAAGTACACGGTTGCATTTGTGCCTTCGGCGGTTGTTTTTCTATTGATGGTGACGGATGTTCCCGAGTCCACCGTTTCAATAAAGGTGTTTTGGTCTATACCCGTGCCCACCACCATGTAGGTGTTATCTAAACCCGTTGTAGATGGGATTCCCGTAATCGATGTCCCGCTACTACTCCATGTGCCCGTGGTGGTTAAATACTCGGTGTAAAATTGCTTTTGCTTTGTAAGCGTTCGCCAAGGATGTTTGCGCAGAAACTCGTATCCGCTTGCATTCATTAAAGCAAGAATTTGGATAACGTCTTGATTAGTATTCCCTGCAACACTTGTCGGTGTTGTCACGCCTAATTCATTGGTAACTTGCTGCACTAACTGAAGCATAGTGCTAGACATAATTTACACCTCTTTTTTAGGGCGGCCTCTTGTTTTTTCGGACAACAAGGCTTTCATTTGCTCTTGTAATTCTTTCAATTCAGAACGGGTTTGCTCTAATTCAAATGAACTTTCACTTTGATTGCGGCGCAAAAGGTATGCTCTTGCTTTTTCACGCAATCCGACAGCGCCCATCCCAACGCGCTGCAATTGAGCATCACTTGCCGTAGCAACTTGCTCAACCGTTTGAAACTTTAGAATTTGCAACTCAGCCATCTGACTGTCTGTAAATTCCTCAGGGCGATCTAGATGCCAATTTTGCAAAGTTGTGCCAATGATTGGCCCACCTTCCGAGTTTTGCATTTGATAGTGCAACCATTGACGCGGGAAGCGCTCTTTATGGTCATCACGAACGGGTTGTTCGATGATGTTGTACTTATCGCCTGGAACCATAATTCGCACAAACGGAGTGTCTTTATATGGTGCTTTATCAAATGTGTAAAACTCAACGTGCAGATGCGTATCTGCGTTTGCAATATCGGAATCTAGTGCCATTTTTTATCCTGTGGGGATTAAGCTGAAGTGACGGATGCCCAAGTTGTTGCGCTTGGTGCAAAAAGAATCATACTCTTTGCGGTTGCCAATGTAACGGATGTCGCCGCCGCATTGATAGTTGAACTTGTGTTGTAAGGGTAAACGGTAATCGTTTGACCCGAATCATTACGAATACCAACCATTGCGCCCGCTTCGGTAGGAGGCAATTTAACGCCCGTAGAAGCGGATGAAGTCGTGATTGTGTTGAACACAGCGGACAGTAGTTTTGCATCAGCGGCGGTTGAACCCGTTGCAACAATGGCAACTGCGCCATCGCCCGCAATGGAAACCGTTGACAAAGGCGAGTTACCCGCGCCAAGAATTCTTGATGGAATAGCCATTTTTGTTCCTTAATTAAAAAGAGGCGGTTTTTATGCCGCCCCTTTTATTTTACACAGATGCTTTGGAGAACCATGCAACGTCACCAGATGCGAGGGCAACTGCGGGCGATGTGTATGAACCGCCTGAAGCTGTTACCAAGAACGTGGTTGCGTTAACGGTGCAAGCGGTTGTAGTGGCGGTAATTGTTGCATTGGCTTGACCCAAGACATAAATTTTGCCATCAGAACCGAATACTTCAGCACCCAAAGGGCCAAATGTAGGAATAGCCGTTCCTGCGCTGTTTGTGTTGGTGTTAACAATATTATTAAAGTCAATACCAATGAGGGGGGTGATTGTATATGCCATGATTACATACTCCTTTAAGCAATCAGAACGCCACAGAACTGTGGGCCTGAGCTAGTTAAGTTACCCGCCCAACCGATCAACTTAACGATTGCGTCTTGGTTGACGGCTTGACGCTCGCCACCAATCGGCACAAAGTTACGGTCAACGTGGGGACGGAACATCAAATATTTGGTGTTCAAGAACCACATATGGTTAGCGGTAGCGTTTGAACCGATACCACCATCAAGCACAACATCGGATGCCATGCCAGCGCCATAGTATTTCAATGAAGCAAAACCCGCGCCTTGAGTGGAATTGCCACCATCGGTAACACGTTGGATTGATTGCATAGATTGCAAATACAAACGGTAGTAGTTACTATCGGCAACGATCAAATCGGGCTTGTCCGTGCCACGAATCAACTGCACAGCCAAACTATCCATATAAGATTGGATGTTTGAGGCTGAAGTAGCTGAACCGCCATCGGTCACGCCCGAATACTTGGTTGAACGCCAAAAACTGTAGTTAGCGCGGTTAATACCACCGTAAGTTCCAGTTGAGGGTGCATCAGGTACGGCAGCGCCTAAACCCGTAATGTTTTTACCGCTATTGCCCGTGCCATCCGTGTAGATGTCAGCGCCAATGCGGTTAGCCAATTGAGCCTCGGCAACCATCATGCGTCCATCAAGCAAATCAATAATTGCCTCTTTGCCCGAGTTCTGGATCATTTCTAAGCCAGAGATGGACACAGCAGCGGCATATTGAGTAATGCTAAATTGAGCAGAACTGATAGGGCTGTTTTGTGACACGTTCAACACTTCGTAACCAGAATATGAATTCGTGTTATTTGTTGTGCTGTCGTTGTACATAATCTCTTGCAAGATCACATTACCGCCAGAAAATGTTTTTACATTTCCACGGTCTTTGAGTCTACGCAAAAGGGCGTTGTTGTTTGTGACGTTATCAGCTAACTCACCAGTACGGCTTTGAATGTTGGTCGCAATGATGTCGCTGATACTGGAATTGGCAAATGCCATAATAATTCTCCTATATCAATTAAAGTCGTGCAGTTATTTGGTCAAATTGCTCTGCCAATAAACTGCGCCTATCTTGAGCATTGTTCTTGGTAGCCATTCCTGGTGTGGAACTCTTTACCGAAACCGCATTAGCCCTTGCAGATTTCGCTGCTCGGTCTGCCGCTACTCGTTTTGCGTTATCCAATTCGGCCTGTTTGCTGACTTGTACGCTGTCAAATAACTCAGGGTCGAGGCGCACAGCTTTTTCATATGCATCCTCTAGCGTCTGCGCCACGCCACTCTGTAGGAGTTGGATCATGGTCGGACGCGCTTCTTCAAAATGTTCTGCTTTAGAGCTAAATTTCTCAATTTCGCCTAAAAGCTGTTGATTCTGAACTTGCTCTTGTTGCTGTTTCCAGCCATTCACTTCGCCACGAACATTGTTTAGCTCGTTTTGTAGTGCGTAAATCGTTGGGTCAACCCCTTGCGGGAAATTGACGTCATTTAAGTTTACTCCATATTGCTGCGCTAATCTACTAAATAATTGCAATTTATCTTGCCCATTACTTGTTCGCAACATATGGTCAGCCTCTAACAAGGCTTTAACCGCTTTGGGAGTATCTAGGCCCATGCCCTGAATTGTTTGCAAATACGGGTTGACAACCTCGTTAATCTGGTCTGCAAACTGCGCTTTAGAGATTAAAGGCTCAACGCCTTTGCGCATTTGTTCTTCACGTTGCCAAGCATACTCTTGCATTCTTGGGTCGGCAGTCTGCCAAACATCGTGATAATCTTTCTTCCAACTTGCTGGCGCACGCTTCCAGAC